TAAAGCCACTAACTCCTGAACCACTAAAGCCACTAACTCCTGAACCACTAAATCCGCTTCTACCTGAAAAGCCACTTACACCAGTAAAGCCACTGACACCGGTGAATCCACTAACTCCTGTGAAACCACTGTAACCACTAACTCCTGTGAATCCACTAACTCCTGTGAATCCACTAACTCCGGTGAATCCACTAATACCAGTAAAGCCACTAATACCAGTAAAGCCACTGACTCCAGTGAAACCGGATATTCCTGAACCACTGAATCCACTTACGCCAGTCGTGCCACTAAAGCCACTCACACCCGACCCACTGAATCCACTAAATCCTGATCGTCCAGTAAAGCCACTTACACCAGTAAATCCGCTAACACCAGTGAAGCCAGACCATCCACTTCTTCCAGTGAATCCTGAAATTCCAGTAAATCCTGATATCCCGCTGAAACCTGATTGATTACCTGCATTAGCCCATGATAGATTTCCCGAACCGTCGGTAGTTAAAATATGTCCACTAGTTCCGCCGGTTATGTGCAAGTTGCTAACGCCGCCTAATGATACATTCGCTCCAGTAAACGATACATTTCCTGTACCTACTAAATTACCTGCTATATTGGCATTATTTAATATAGCAGTGCCATCTACATCAATGTTTCCTATTACATTTATATTACCGGTTACGTTTGCGTCAGTAGTAACACTAAGATTTGCTAGAGTCGATAATCCATTTACTAGTAATGCACCATTAATATTAGCATAACCATCTAATATTATATTATCAATATTTGCAATTGTAGCAGGCAAGTCTATCCACAATGTTTGCGAACTAGACGTAATAGAAGTATCATATAAGCCATTTGCATCTCTACCGATACTTAATGTACTAGTATGTACTTGCACACATGCAATATTTGCAGTGATAATAACATTGCCTGTAGGGGAACTTACTGTTATGCCGGCGCCCGGTGTTCTATTTACAGATACTACTGATCCGCCGGCAAAACCATTATAAATTTCTGTGAAGTTTTGTTGTACTTTTTGAAATGCTGTTCGTATCGCATCCGAATTTGGATCATCAGGAAAAGTACCAAAGTCAATATTTTGCTGACTCATCCTCTATTCCTTTTGTTATTTTTACAATTATCTATATGATATACATAGAACATATTCTTGTCACCTTATTATGTATTTATCGTTGAGTGTATAAACATACGATCCAAAAAAATACCCGGCGTGTGCCGGGTATTTTTAGTAAAACAATTTATTTTAATCCGGCTAATTTGATCCAATCACTGATAGATTCATTAGTCATTCTATCTTCTTGTCCGGCTATAACTGGTACTGTTGTTTGTCCAGTAGACTTAGGTTTGTTCAATCCACCACTTATTGTTTTTGTTATGAAATCTATGTCAGCCTTAAAGTTTTCTTCGTCAAAGTCAGAAGAACTTTCACCTGCATCATTTGCCCATTCGGTTACTTGTTCTTGATCTGTTGTGTTTGACAGGCGTCTGTTAGCCATTGCCTGACCTTTTTCATAGCGATTCATTGCATCAGTAGTGTCACCTGACTTGGCTCTGTTCCATGGATCTGCTTTGTCTTTATAACTTTGAACGGTAGACTGATCTAATTCATTTAGTTCATCGGCTAATGCACTATCTTCTTGTGCTTCGGCATTCTCATCTGCTGTAGTTTCTGCTTCGTCACTGTCAGGATAATTGTCTTCGGCTACATTTTCTTCTTCTTGATAATATGATTCAGTTTCTTCTACTGACTCATCTTCACATTGACAAGATTCATGACCGCATTCCTCACAGGTAGATGTATCTTCTGACTCTTCTTCTGCATAATCACCGTCATCTGTTACCTTTTTGATAAGTGCCATCATGCCATCATGATCGCCGACTACATCAATATCACCGTGCTTTTCAGAATCATGACCTGCTAGAGAGTCAGTTGCACCTGCTTCCTGACCAAACAATCCTAAACCTGCTTGTTTGATTATGCTTAATAACTGATCTGCTTCTCCGTCTTGTGCGGTTATACTTACTGTATCTGGTGCTCCTTGATTTCCTTTAGAAATAGAAACACTCATTCCTTCACTAACTGATGTTTCATTCAACAAATCATTTAGTTGCTTGTCTAATGATTCGAATGCCATTTCACCTAAACTATCACCGTAATTAGATGTGTCTGTGAATGATTTCCCACCTAATGTGAATTTTTCACCTTTTGGTGTCTTAGCCAATGCAGCAGTGAATGCATTGCCTTCTTCCATGTCTGCCTCTTCTAAAGACTCACTTTCTGCTTTATCAAATCCTTTACTATATAGTTGTAATGCTTTTGCGCCAATCCCGTATGGTGGATTCATAAACATACCTTTTTTACCATGTTCGAATCCCATACCGTACCAATCGATATTGGAATACCCACCTACTTTAGATGCTTCTGCTTTCCAAATACTAGCAGCATCAGAGCCTTCCGCCACATCTTGTGCTGCTGCGAGTTTCATTTTTCTATATTTTGCTGGAGAAAGTCTCTCTTTAGAACGTCGATCAGCCTCAAGATCATAAAGTCTGCTAGCCTGTCTACGTAATTCTCCGGCTGATATAGAATCATTTTCTTCCTCGGCATCGTCGGCACGACTACTTGCCGTATTAGCAGCACGATTAGCCAAAGCTGAACTTACCTCGTCAAGGTCATACGAGCCTTCCGCCACACCTTCATAGACACCCTGACCATAACATTCGTCTAATCCCTCTTTGTATCCTTCATGATACATTTTTACTTCATCTAAATCATCATATTTACAATTATATGATTCTCTTGCAAGTGCGTGTGCTTTACCTAATAGTCTAGCAGCACTATGTTTATGTGCGTTTTCTTTTAATTTCTTCTTTTTCTTTTCAGCATCTTTTGCTGCATCAGACATTGGTTCTTTCTTATTCTTATCTTTATCCAAATCCAAGAAATCAGGTTTTTTACCTTCAAACGTTTTATTGTTACGTCCGGCACCTAATCCAGCACCCATGTCAACTTGATCTGATGGGATATCTGCTTCGCTTACTTTCTTTCTTAGTTTTGCTAATACAGCACCAGCAACCTTTTCACCGCGTTCTTTAGAACCATATTTTTCACCGGCACTCTTTGCGATTTGACTAAATTGTTTTCCTGGCTTGCCTATATCTTTGCCTGCACGTGCTTTTTTAGCACTATAATCACCAGTAGAATCTTCACCTAAATCGTCACCGGTTAGTGACATTTCACCTTTACCTATGCTCTGTTTAATTTGAGCAGCCAATTGTGGATTTGAAACAGTACCTAATGTTTTTGTACCCTGTTTGATAACTTGTGTATTCTGCTTTGCAGGTTCCATAGTGATCTGCTCAGCCTCTGTAACATATTTCTGCTCAACTTCTTCTACCCATTCTTTAAGGCTGTGTTTTGTTTTAGGAAGTTTTTCTAATTCTTTACTTTTCTTTGGCTGATTTCCTACAATATAGGATTGCAGTTGTTTTCCTGCTTCTTCTCTACTCTTCAATCTTTTCTTTTCTTCAGGGCTTTGTGTATGGGCACCTGTCTTAGGTGGACGGCCACGACCGCGTTTTGGGGTGTCATGCTTTACTTTTTTCGTATCAGTACCGTCATCATCTTCTTCGTCATCGTGTTGAGCGGCACCGCCATAAGCACGGCCAGCAATTTTTCTTGTTTCAGCCTCTGACAATTGGCTTAGTTGTGTTAATATTGATTTAAAATCCATTTTATAATCCTCTGTTTATGCCATTGCGCCTGTCTTTGGCTTGGGCGGTCTAGTGATTTTACTCATAGGGCTATTTGCACCCTTATTATCTTGTGGAATAACTTTGAACGGATCAAACACAGTAGGTGTTTCTTTACCCGCATAACTCATTTGAATTTGATTATCTTTCAATTGATCTTTAATCATAGATAGATAACTTTCTCCATATGCTTTATTTGCATCTTTAGCATTAGGCTGCTCTTCCAAATCAGTATGATTTAATAATGGGCTGTGATCGGCTTCATTTGAATATGCTTCAGTTTCTGTGTTGATACTAGCATTGTAATTGGTTTGTATTGCACGAACCATGTTAACATTATAACCTAGTAATTGGGCTATCTGTTGAATCATAGGTTCAGTTGCTGGATATCTAAAATTTGCCTTAATGATAGTCACTGACTGATTGCGTAATTCAGGAAATCCATATGGATCTTTTTGTATAGGAGTGCTTACAGGTTTACTTATATCAACTGCATCAAACTTTTCTTTTAGATTATGGCAAAATAGGTCTAGAAAAGTCTTATCGACTTCCCCTGCTATTTTTATAGTATAATCGTACAGTTTTACACTCTCTGTAATGTATTGTTTAAAACTTTTCATTGTTTATTCCTGTATCTAGTATTTATCATTCTTCACTTTTTTTAGCAGTTAGAATTTTTAGCAACTCATTTCTATCCAATTCCTTACCTTCACCTATAGGAGTTGCATCTAATTCTTCATTCTTATTTGCCATTTTTTGATCCAAACTAGCCTTTTTTAACTGCAATTCTATCATTTTTATTTTTTTATTTATTTTAGCAGTTTTAGCAGTAATTGCATGCCCCAACATATTACTTGCTACTCCGAATATTTCTGCGCTAAATCTGCTATCTACTTGCAATCCTAGATCCATTAAATCTTTATAACTATCTTTTGCTAAATTGGCAAGATCATCCATTTCAATATCAGATGCTTCTAGACCTCTAACCTGAGGTAAAGCATTTTCAATTTTTTCAAGATTGGAATAAGCATCATGAGTGATTACATCTGCTACAGCCTTTTCTAAATTAGATTCATTTACGTCTTTTTCATCTGTAGGCAATTCAAATAAATTTTCAAGTTTTTTTGTCATATTTTATTTATGAAAAGGTTAACATGTTTTTAAATTTGAAACGATTTGGTATATGTATTAATGCATTTTCATATAAAATTTTATGGTTATGTTCAATAATTTCTTTGCATTGTTCTTCTATTTTTTCTAATTCTGAAAGTGATAATTTATTTAATCTATCTATTTCTTTTATTATTGCTAATAATCTTTCGTTATAATCAATGATATCATCATATGATTCATCAATATATGGACTAAATGTTCTATATCCTTCAGCCTTTAATACCTTTAATGCATTAAATTGAGAAATCATTATAAATGGTTTTTTATAAAATATTGCCCTATAAGTTTTTTCAGTTATAAAACTACTATTATTGGGTTCTGTTTCCAATGAAATATGAATAGGTGCAGATTCAAAATAAGATTGCAACTCATAAGGATAATGATACTTTTGATACATTTGTGTATCAATTTGTATGATTTCCGTATACGGTATACCTTTAATCCAAGATAAAATTTTGTCTTTGTGCCTATTAAAATTTTCAGGTACGTCGTTTATCATTTCTAATTTATTTCTGTGTATAAACCTATCACCAACAAAAGTATAATTGAAGTCCTGTAATAGATCATTGATTAATAAATGACAATAAATTTCCAATCTCTCTGGCTCATATCTTTTACAAAAAATAGAAAATTTTTTACGATGTAATGTATTTGTATACTTAGGTCTAGAAAAGCTTAACACGTTGAACTCAAATAATTCAGATAACCATCTATCATAGGATAATACATTTATGTTTGGTATAATTTCTAAAATAAAATCTATATCATATTTTAATTGTGTTATTAAATATACTTTAGAAAAATCAAAATTATATTCTTCTATAAATTTTTTATATCTATTAATAATAGATGATGAATTTATAGATAAAGATTTACCATGATGTATAATGAGTAACGATTTATTTTTTATTTCTTTAATTTTTCTTTTAAAATCTTTATTAATTTCAACAGAAAAATCTGTTGTCTCTATAAACAAACTATTTTCTTTTAATTCATCTACGTTTGGATCAAAAAAATCACAGGAACAATCAATCATTTTCTTTAAAAGAATATAATCTGTTTGTTTTAAATTGACATAGATATTCATTTTTTACCATTGTAAAATAAAGAATCTTCATTGATTACTCTAAAAGTGTATCCTTGACTTTTACAGTATGCCATAGCAGCAGCCCATTTAGCATGATTGATTGCAACTACTAATCTATCTTTAGCATTTGCCACTTTACTTTCAATTATACTTTGTTTTTTTGGTTTGATTTCAACAACTTCTGCTAGTTTTTTTCCAAACTTATTTTCATATACTACAAAAAAATCCGGAACATACATGGATTGTTTTCCGGTCACTGGATTTTTATACGGTATTCTCAATGATTCGCTGGCCCAATATAATATGTTTTTATTGTTGTCACAAAAAGTCATAAAGGTTAGTTCCCAACCGGATCGATATGTGGGTACATGATTTCCTACATACTTTTGAGGATTCTTAGGAGTATATTTTCCTTGGGCCCATTTTGTCATTTTATAGAACTACGTTTCTAGCAACAGGTACCACTGGATGAGGTATTACGCTAATACCATATAGAGAAGTCTTAGACTTCAAACTATTGATCCAATAACACATTTGTTTATTTATTTCTAATGTATTAGAATTTTTTCCCTGTAAATCATTCAATAAAGTCTGAATAGACGTTCCTGTTTGCGTAGATATTCTAAATAGTACCGCAGTAAAATTAGACGCAATATCCTTAGTATCGCATACAGAAGTAAAATATCCATATACAAGATCGAATTCACTAGGATTTACTACTAGGTCACTTTGATAGAATGAGTCAAAAATTCTTACTGTTTTATCTAAACTGGTTCTATTATCAACTATTCTTGCCATGATATTATTTTAAAGTTGTTTTCCTGCGTAGGTAGTACCTAATGTTGAAACTGAATTTATAGTAACACCAGTCAAAGTAGGACTGTTTATATTAAAATTAGGTGTAGCGTAGTCAGTAGGAAAAGAAAACATGATATTTCTATTTAAGTTACTTCTGTCACGCATTGCAATTATTAATCCGGCTGTCGATTGTACATTATCAGATTTTACTAGATTGGGTACTTTTTGATAATTATACGCGACATTAGCATTATTGGATGTATTTATAGTAGACATTATAGTACCTTATATAATACCTTTCCATTGCTCTTGTAAAGATTGAACATAACCGCCATTTGGATCTTCATACCCTGCCTTACCAGGCACAGGGGAATTATTTCCTGCAGGTGTAACTGTACTTAGAGTCCTATCATAAAACTGTTGATTCCCGAATCCAGGTATAATTTGATCAGGATTATTTCCATCGATTGCACCCTCATTATATACAACTGATTCGTAATTTATATCCATCTTACATTCCATTGTTCCGTTGCCTTCGGAATAGTTATACGTGTCATGATCAAATTTAGTAATAATAGGATTGATTAATGTGTATGCGGTAAATTGATGCCTAGACAATCCATATACTGTAATGTTTTTAAAGAATGGGGTCTTAGTGGTTGATGTATTGTTTGCAAACATTTCGCCTATATATCCCCAATTGTTATTCCCGGTTATATCTCCGGCGTATACATTTCTTGAGTTGTAATCTTGTTTAGACGCGCTTTCGCTTACTGGACCGGACGATACATCTGTTCCTCTGTTACCACGTAATACGTTCAAATTGGTAGTGTCTTTGTAGTAATAAGAGTAATAAGATCTCCACATTTTAGTAATACTATTAGAATTGTCGTCATGGAATGTTATTCCAACCGGTTCATAGTTTATCTTTGTTTGTATTATTCTTTTTCTATTATACTGATTGTATTCTTGAGTTTTAATTTGAAATGAAGGCAATTTTATTGTTTTAACGAGTACACTGAAATTGGTAGTAGTACTAGGGTTATATACAGATGGATTTATTTCAAAAACGGTGTGAAATAAAAATTTAAATTTAGGTGCTAATGCAAAAGAAGAAGTTCCGAATATTTTATTTGCATGTCGATAGTCACGGAGATAGGCGCCGCTAGCGGCGCCCTTCTGTAATGACTGTCCCCAATAACCGTTGGACATTAAATTAGATACCGACTGAAGTTACTGTACCTGTCGGTGTACCACGAGTAACTGGTGTTCCTACTCCGGAATTTAATCCGTCCGGCGCACTTTGAACAGCATTATCATATTGAATTGTTAGTGCAATTTTCACATCTTCTGATGTTCCATAGTTAACGTTATTGTAATTAACTTGTTCTATGTAACAACCATACAATTCCCATTTTTCTAATACTACAGGTCCTGTGTTACCGTTGCCACCGTCTAACATGTCAATTTCCATTGAAAACTTGTAATCACTTGCAGATGCAGCAGATGCTTGTTCAACAAAGTCCATTTGCTTTTGAAGTTGTTGACCAATCAATCTAGAAACAATGCCGGATGCATCATCTCTGATGTTAACTGATAGGGTTTGCCATGTTGCTTTACCTGCCATGTATAATGTAGAGTTATAAACAGGTAAAGTTATTTTTTGAAATTGAACGTTAGGGCGACTAACGTCAACTACTTGTCTAGTCATTTCTTGTGGATTAGGATCCAATCCAAAATTCAAAAATAGAACTCTAAATCTATATTGTAATTTTGGCATCAGTAGGGTACCATTCTGCGGTGTAGCATCTGCCGCTACTGAAAAGTTATTTAATGATTGAGAGGCTGTTGCCATTTTGTATTTCTCCTGATATTAATATTTATCTTTTAATAATGCGCCTTTTGGGCGCATTATTAATTTACGCTGATAATTCACCTGTGTTTAGTATACGAACTGGAATGTAAATAAATTCTACTGCTTTAACAGGTTCTATAGCAACATCTACCCATAACTCATTTCTGTCTATTCTAGCAGGTGTGTTGTTACTTTCGTCACAAACCACGAGATAATCATATATACCACGTTTTGCAACTAAATCTAAACATAAAGATTCAATTGTATTGGCAATCTGACCTCTGGTGAATCCGTCATTAGGTTCGAACACATATGGTCTTCCTGCCAATGTTAACTGTCTACGCATGTATGCAATTAAACGTGCAACATTAGTTCTATCTAGAGCACTTTGTGAGTTAAAACTTGTCTTATTACCATAGTTTAACAATCCTTGTCCTGTAAAGAATACTAAAGGATTAATAAAGTTAGTGTAAAGAACGTCACGAACACCTAATCTAGTTTTAATTACTTGAAACTCACCGGTTTGTCTATTTACATAACCGATATTTGCTGCATTATCGATGATACCACGTCTGGTTCCAGCTGCTGCTAACCAAGGATAAGCAACAGTGTCATTTCTTACGAATGTTCTTAGCATCATATGACTTGCAGGCACAGCAACTAAATTACCACTTAGATCACTTGTGATACCACTTGGATAGAATAGACCCATATATGTGTTTCTAGTTACTAATCCCTCCTCACCTGTACCTGTTGCGCCGGCTGCATTAGTAGCCCAATTTTGTATATCAGTTGCACTATCTGCTAGACCAAGTGGAGTATCACCTAAAATATATCCTGTTTCACCGCGATCTGCATTTAATACAATCATATTGGGTTGTAATTCTGGATAATTAGGTGCTGCCATTAAGTTAAAGAAATTATCTTCATCTCTAACATCAGTGTTTGTATCTATAACTGATCTCAATGCTTCGACTACCATAGCACGTTGCGCCTTTCTACCCATATAAGGTGCACCATTGCTCATTAATCCGCTTACACTTACCCAAGCATCACGTTCAGTTGGTAAAGATCCGCCAGGGAAATTAGCGTTACTAAAGTAATTCTCTTTGAATTGTTTTACGTTATATCCTGAACGGCGTGTATTAAATAATAACATTCCTACTGGATATAATGCTGATTCAGGTGCATCCAAATCTAAGTAGTTACTAGTAAGTAAACTAGTGATTGTAGGGAAAGGGTCATCAGTTACAGAAGTAACTCCATTAGTCGCCCAGCGTGCGTCAGAGAATACTATTCCATTAGGATTTAGTTGATCACTATTGTCAATCAACACCCATTGATTGGTTCCATTAACTGATTGCCAACGATATATAACTGGATAGTTTTCTAGATTACTAGTGTCAATCCATAGATCACCCCATACTAAAGAAGTGCCATCGCTCTGAGTTGTAGGTTCGCTTGCACTTACAATAGGCCCATTAGGATCTGTTGAGTTGGTTCCGGTTGGTGTCGGAAATCCATTTAGGTCATAGTTTTGATTCTTGTAGCCTTTCCAGTTTCCATTATAATTTACCATTATGTCAACTTCATCTACTACTGAATAGAACCAATTACGATTATTTTCAGGATTGGCCACCGGTGCGCCTTCATTAGCAGTATAATCAAAATATCTCCAATTGCTTGCTAAAAGATTGTTTCTAACAGGAGGTTGTCCGGATACATATGTTATAGCGACCACTGCTCCGCCTACACCTACTTCAGTTACTTCAACTTCTAAATCATTAACTACATCCACACCACCAAGTTCACTGCCTCGGAATGTACAAATTTCTCCTAATGTATACCCTGTGCCGGCATTAGAAAATGAGTTAGTATTAAGTGTATAAATTCCAGCTCCGGAAACTGTTACGATTAATTCTAATCCTGTTCCTGATCCAAATATACTAGAATATTGCGGTACATTATTAAACTGGACGCTTATGCCGTTATTATATTTTATTCCATCCGTTGCAGTAGTAAATCCGGCTTCATTTAATACACCGTTAGAAGAATATAAATCACTATTTGATCCAGTATATATATGGTCATCTAATAGAATAACTCCACCTGTAGTGTGTGTTAATTGAATTGCACCGGATGTTGTAACCTCAGCAGTAGTATTAGGTATTCCTGCAGCAGACCAAGCTATCACAAAATCTTCGGCATTATCACCTTCATTAATAGTCACTGTGTATACATCCGAAGGAATAGTTGATTGATTTGGTACTGAAGACCTAACATATAAGAGATAAGGACCGGTACCTAATGGACTCAATGAACTAAAATCAGGATTAGTATTAGTTCCAGTTACTATCATTGGTCCAGTGGTAACTCTTTCCCAAAAATATACCGGTGATATTTGAGATGTAGCCAGGTTATTGAAATTATATTGAGCGTATACTGTTCCTGCAGGTACCGCTTGCCCGCCGGTAGGATCTAATTGATATATGGCATCAGAGTCACTTGTTGATAATGTAACATTTTTTGTTATCCAACTTTCGGTCACATTGCTCCATTCTTGCAATACAGGATTTAATCCCGAACCCCCCACTTTAAACCACACAGAGCCAGTCGGTCTAGGCGTAGATTGGCCAGCCTGCCATAAAGGTTGTTGTGCATTTGTACCCCAAAATACTGTAGGTTGATAATATATTCCGGCGGCTATTCCTATATCGTCTAAAATATCCCCTGCTATACTTGCAATTGAAATGTATCTTGCCGGTCCAGCAGATGACTCAGGTATGTCACAGAATATACATACTTTATTATTTCTAATGGCTGCTGACAAATATGTATATCCATAACTATTTATTAAGTTTACTATGCCTGTAGGGGTATTATTTGGTGCTATTGGAACAGTTACTCCGAAGGTAAAATCGCCATCTAAATTGATAGAAAAACTATCACCTGGATTTAATGTTGATGCACTTTGTGTGCCTTGTATTGTGGGTATATCTGATCGCCATTCTGATGTTCCTACGCGAGCCCAAGTGTTTGTAGTAGTTTTGTAGAAAAACTGACTAGCAGTCTCATATGGCAAGGTTCCTTGATTTAACGCATATACTGCATAATCACCTATTTGTCCTACGGAATCAACAGGAGCTCCACTCACCATATATGCATTATCAGTAATTACAATAGGAGCTTGGATTCCAAAACTACCGGTAATTGCATCGAATTCATATATGCCCCAAGTGGTAGTAGTCGTATCTAACCAATATGTACCGTTATTTACATTTCCGGTTGGTCTACTAGTTGTTCCTACTAGACTGGCTAAGTCGATATCTGCTCTTAATACGTAACAACGATTTGTAACACCTAGCACGGAATATGCTGCCAATAAGCCATATTCGTTTAATTCATATCCTTGTAACGGAGTACCATTACTAGTAGTGTAAAAGAATGGATTTCCAAATAAGGTAACCAAATCACGCTGACTAGTAACTTGATAAAGTTTACCAGCATTTGCTGCGGTCGTTCCTGATGCGATACCAGTACCAGTAGGATCAGCCTTGTTTTCTGCGGTTGCTACTAAAACGAAAGGTACTGTACCAGGGGCGGCTGGTAAATACTGACTTTGATCAATTATTTGTACTTCTACGCCCGGAGATGTTAATGCCATTTTATTATTCCTTTATGTAAAATTATGAGGTTTACCACCTAGTTTGCATATCAGTATTTATAGTTATTACCAAAAAATAGCGTTTAACCGTGCCTTCGAAGGCATCTTTTCTAAATACAATATAATGAAAAGACCCATATGTAAAACTTGTAACAAATTATATTGTGCTGTGAATTATCACCGTGATGGAATAATACACTATAGAAGTATTTGTGATGATTGTGGTAGGAAAAAAAAGAGCCAAAGACCTAGAAAATCTCTTTGGCTACGAGGAGGGTATGAAAAAAAGAAAATCTGTGATCTATGTGGTTTTCATTCTAAATTTAATTCACAAATAACAATTTTTCATGTAGATGGAAATTTAGAAAATATAAATCCAAGTAATCTTCGAAGTATCTGTTTGAACTGTGTTGAAGTAATTAAAAAACATGAAGTTACTTGGAAAAGGGGCGACCTAGAGATTGACCATTGATTTGATCTTTTTATGCAATTCGTCTATAGATCCATTATTATCAATATAATGATCATATTCAATACCAACACTACTGTATTCGCTAGCATGAATGCCTAAATCCATTAATTTTTTTCCGGCTAATGCCCAACCAATATTTCTAGGCCCTTTATTTAATGATATTGCATCACTGTACCACGTTGGTCTAGGACCTCTTTCTACTCTGCAGGTTATTCCACCTACATTTTTAATAGCATTCACCTCATTTATAAATCTGCAATCGGTAATTACTATATTATCTTTTGAATTACGAAGTTTATTTTCTATACTTGCTACCCAAATATCTTGGTGAAATCCGTTTCTGCATACCTCTGTACCCCAATGTTGTAGTACCCATCTAGGAGTAAGATTAGGTATGTCTAATCTTTTAGACCACCAAATATCAATTTGTTCTCGCCATTCCCTACTAGTTTTTGTTGTACCTTCAAGTAACTCTCTATCCCAACCGAATATATTAGATACTGCATCTTTTAAACTAGCAGCAAAACTTAATCTTTTAAATCCATGAAAGGTACAAAGATAGTCTGCTATAGTGTCTTTGCCGCTATTAATAAAACCGGTAACTCCTAGAATCATGCGTAGACTCCCTTTTAATGATACTTAGTATATTACAAAGAGATTACGAAATAAAGTATTAAGGTTAACCTTGGATCCAAGTTAGAGGCTGAGAAAAATCTACATATCGTTTAAGATCATCAATTAATTGTTCTTGTGATGCTTTGGACTCTGACTTCATTGCAGTACCATTTAATGATGTGCCACCACCCGGGCCCGCAATAGATGCAAATTTTTCACGTGCTTCACCTATGATTCCTTTTAGCACGGCCAATGTAAAATCACCGATCCAAACGCCTGCACCAGGGTCTTGTAATAATTCAATTTCAGTACGCTGCACATCAGCCCATATAAGAATACGTTCGCCGGTTCCCTTAAAATCACGCACTACTCTCAATACTTTAGTAACCGGATTAAAAGTATAATTGACATATCCACCGAACATACGTGCCGCTAATTCAACATAACCTGCATAAAAATCGTATGTTGCCATGCCGCCTGTATAATTATAATTTAATAAGTAAGTATTAAGTATGGCACTTGAAAACGGATCAAATGATGTAGAACTAGGGCCGGTCTCTAACCCCACTGTTCTACGAAATAAACTTCTTACGTTGATGAATTCACTAGGTAACGTATAGGTATCGACGTTTTGAATCACTGTCATTAGTGTATATGATTCTACTGTAGAATTTTGTGCTCGTTGACGATAAATTTTTATAGCATAATTAAATGCTGCTTCATAATGTTGCGGATCTAATTCTAGATCCACAATATCTCCGCCTAATCTAAGACGAATATTATTAAAAAGTGCTTCTTTTAATTCATCCAACGTGAGGCTAGATGGAGTACTCATGGGAGTTGCTAATACACTGACAGTCATAATCGATTCCTGTAATAGTGTATTTATCTAGAAATCAGAGGTCTCCATCTTTCCTATTTTCGGAATAAAATGCATTAAATTTCCCACTAGGATATCGTGCTTCAAGTTTACGAACATTTTCTGCAATAACATCGTTGGGATCTAGGTTAAGTGCCATGCAAAAGTTAATCCAATAAAAAATCACATCACCTGCTTCTCTTTTCAGATGATATCTGATATCTTCATTCCATTCTTTTCCTTGAAATTTCATCTTTTTCAAGATTTCCATGGCCTCACCCGACTCAGCCATTAAACCAGAGATAGCAGTATCCAGACGAGTTATATCACATCCTTGCGTTTTTAATTCATCTAACCTTCTCAAATATAATTCGTGTTCCTTACTTGTATTAGAAGTCAAGGTATCAACAAAATTAAGATACCTTTTCATGTCTACTTGATTTTCATTAATTGTCATTTTTTACTCCATATAATATTGTAGTTTGCAGTAAGATATGTTACTGCATATTTCTTTGGTAAGACTCTAAGATTGTGGTATTATTTGTTTATCAAGTATGTTACCAAGACTTGAGGATGATAATATTTTCGTTTGTTCTGCCATTGGGTGTTGTCCCCACTGACTTGATTTCATCAAAAAACTTTCTTCCTGCAGGTTTACCCAGTTTCATTAATGCCGGGAGTGATTCACCCGGCTTACGCAAAGTTTTAACCTGACTCTTGTTTGTATCAAACCCAAGAATAGTGGTCCCTTTTACAGTAAAAGTTTTACTATATTCATCCGCAGACAAATAGATCAATTTACGCTTTACAGTATCATATAGATAGCACTCACTAGCACCTTGAAGTTTGGTGGGAGATACACTAATTAAATCAAGTTTGGTACTTTCGTCTTTGAAAGATTTCAAGTATTTTAGTTTTGAAACCAATTTTTCTACAGGTACTGCTTTACGTTTACGCGGAGCTTTGCTAGCCTTTTTAATAGAGATATAACTATTTAGGTCAGTCAATACTTGTTCAATATACTTAACAATATTCTTTAGTTGAGTTTTTGTAAACTGACTATAACCTTGAACTAGTTGGCTGTCTTTTCCTTCTAGTGCAGTTTCAAACTCATTTAATTTACTCTTCCATGCATCAGTGATAATACTGATATGCTGTGGCAAGATGTTGTTCTTTGCTACACGATCTACTGTTTTGGTATTAAACTTAGATCCAGCACCAAATTTAATATAATCATCAAACGCACCTTCTAGTTCTCCGCCTGCCTCCCTAGCACGGTCACGCATAATCTCTTGTACGTTTGGACGATTAGAATTACTGACAGTATCAGGTGAGGGTTTAGTTCCACCGGTCGCGCTAATCTTTTTGGCTTTAGGTTCGTTTACTGATTGAATCAATCTAGTAATTTCACTATTAAGCGTAGTTGTCTCTTCTTCTGAAAGTTTTAGTCCTCGCTGACTCATCCTAGAAAGCCAGCATACGGCATTGATAATTTCTGAATCATCTACTTTGCGGATAGATTTAGATTCAGATAGTTTATTATTCAATTCTAGATATTGTGCTAAAAATTCTTTTGCATCTTTTTTACCATAGAATCTGTTATACCAATTGAATCCTTTAACCAAAAGACCTTTACGAACAGACTGGTCTACTTCAATAGTGAAGAAAGGCTCTTCTCCTAGATATTTAGTATCCGGATCTTTTGGATTCAGCGCAGTAGCAATAGAAGAATCCGCTACATCCGCTACATTTTGTTTAGACTTTCTAGCCATTATAACTCCAAAATTATAAATGTTTCATTATTATATATGATTGTCCTTTTATTGTCAACAACTTTAACGATAAATACATTATGCCTAGATTAAGCCTTTATAGAGAAAATAAGCAAAACGATTATCGTTTTTTAGACAGAACTATTTCTGAGCAGTTTACTGTCGGTGGAACCGATATGTATATTCACAAATACTTGGGCCCCACTAATCAAGGACCCAGTATAGATTATACACAACCTGAATACGATAGTCTAGATCCTAATAATATACAGGATTTATTGTTTTTAGAAAATAGAGATAGGACATATGATCCTAACATTTACAGGCTTCGAGGTCATTATAATGTTCAAAATTTAGATTTTGATCTAAGCCAGTTCGGCCTATTTTTAAATAATGATATTATTTTTATAACAATGCATTATAATGATATGATTGAGATCATAGGTCGTAAATTAATGGTAGGTGACGTATTAGAATTGCCACACTTATTGGATTATAATCCACTTAAAGAAACAATACCTACTGCATTAAAAAGATTTTATCAAATTACCGATTCTAATTATGCTAGTGAAGGGTTCAGTCAAACTTGGTATCCTCACTTATGGCGTATAAAATGTGAACCGTTAGTTGACAGTCAAGAGTTTAGTCAAATACTACAAGAACCAATTAACAAAGATACTTATTTAGGACCATGGGATAATACAAAAACTTACCCTGCAGGTTATGTTATTAGTTACGGCGATAAGAATTATATAGCAAAGATAGAAGTTCCGATAGGTATAAGTCCACCCAATCAGACCTATTGGGAGATTGATACAGCAGATAATTTAAAAGATATTCTCAGTACCTATAATAAAAATCTACAAATCAATGATGCTAATATTAATGAAGCAAAAAGATTATTACCTAAATCCGGTTATGACGTAGGTAAACTTTATGTAGTTCCTACATATGGGTTATACCAAGAAAACGGGGTACTATCCGGCAAACTAAATCAGCCGGCTCCGCCTATAGATATAATAACATCAGGCTCTGCACCAGTTGGTATTGTTTCTATGTTGTATAATCCTACATATAAAAATCCAAGTACAGTCATTAGAATTCCAAAATCTAGTGCTACCTCTTTGTATGACATGACAATTGATAGTGGAAACACTATTGATAAATTTAATCAATTAAGTTTAGAATTACAATATGTTGCACCCGATAGAACATCTACTGGATCTGGTCCGGTTAGCGGTGATGTAACTTTATCTTTATATAGTTTAGGTCCAGTAACCGGACCATATGGTACCGCGGATAATACATATGCTACTTCTGATCAGAATCCTGAACAACCGGGATTCATCGGTACTATAACTCCTCAAATGGATTATAGGGCTGATGCTGATCCTAGATTTCAATATATATCTAGATCCAGTCCTAGAAGTTTCGGATATGCATCAGGATATCTTACTGGTGATGGCACTGCACCAAATGGATTGCCCACTGGTGCAGGCATAAGTTTTCCGCAAAATCCTCAAGTAGGCGACTATTTTCTAAGAATAGATTACATGCCAAATGTACTTTATAGATGGAATGGTCAACTCTGGGTGAGAATTTCTACTAATGTTAGAACAGAGACTGGGTTTACCGATCAAGACAAATCATTACTGTCTGGATTTATAAACAATGATAATGACATATACTTACAACAACAACAGGAATTGGTTCCAGAAAAACAAGCATTGTCTACTATATTAAGATTAAAGCCAGATGATCTTCCACCGGTAGGATAGCCGGTCAATATAATCTTTCACATAATTGATATTTTGTAAAGATAAATATTCATACCATATAAAATAAGACGATTTGCAAAAGGAATAAATTTTGGCAGCATACTTTTATGATAATCAAATACGCAGATTTTTAATCCAGTTTGCAAAAATTTTTAGTTCTTGGTATGTAACTAAAGGAAAAGATCCTGCAGGTAACGATATATTAATTCGAGTGCCTATAATGTACGGTGATTCTAGTAGACAAGCAAGTACAATAATAGCAAAAAATAGTGCAAGTAATCTACCCAGTGCTCCTTTAATTACATATTATATTACTGGATTAGAGTATGATCAACGTCGAACACAAGACCCAACTTACGTAGAAAAGGTGCAAGTAAGACAACGAGCATACAATCAATCAACTCAACAATACGAAACTACTCAAGGACAAGCCTTTACTATAGAAAGATTAATGCCGGTCCCTTATACATTAAGAATTACTGTGGATTTTTGGACTACTAATTATAATCAAAAATTAGAACTGTTAGAACAATTAGGCACACTATTCAACCCTTCATTAGAAATTCAATCTACTGATAACTTTATTGATTGGACTTCTTTATCTGTGGTATACCAAGATGGACTTACCTTTACTTCTAGAAGCATACCTCAAGGTACCGGAAATCCAATCGATGTTATGACTTGGAAATTTTATATGCCTATATGGATAAGTACAAGTGCTAAATTAAAGAAAATGGGAGTAATTCAAAAAATTATTGCAAGTATCTTTAGAGGAAGTGCATTGCAAGATATACAAGATGACGATTTATTATTGGGAACTAGGCAAAAAATTACTCCATATGGTTATAAAATATTACTCTTGGGTAACAAGTTACAGTTACTCCCGGCAGATCAAGCATTCAACCCAACTAATGAGAGCTTGACCCTTCCTACTCCACCTGATACTTCACTATACTGGCCGTCTTTATTAAACATGTATGGAGCATATCAACCAGGAATAAGTCAGATTTGGTTACAGAATCCGTATATGGATACGGAATTAGTAGGCACAATAGTCGTAGATCCATTAGATGACCGACTTTTAATATACGATATTGATCCTGACACACTACCACAAAACACACTTGATCCAGTGGATGCAGTTATCAATCCACTAACAACTGGTCCTTCTGTAGGGTTGCCTTCTGCTGTAATGGGAACTCGATATTTAATAGTAGAAAATATGGGCGGGTTAGCACCAACTGTAGCGTGGGGGAGTGTTGTTGCAAATGCAAATGATATCATAGAATATGATGGAACTGATTGGTTCGTTAGTTTTAATTCTGAAGAGGCTACTACAGTAGAGTACACTACTAATCTAAATACAGACATACAATATAGATATGTGCCTAATGAATCGATGTGGATGAAATCAGTAGATGGTTGGTACGACCAAGGAGATTATTCTATAGTGATTTGAAATAGATAAATCATTATATGTCAGTATCAGCCGGTGTATTCTTTTTTTCTAGGTTATCAAATAGATATTTGTATCTATTAAGAAACGATAAAAATCCTACATGGAGTATTCCAGGTGGAAAGATTGAATCTAATGAAACATTGCTTCAAGGTATAGAAAGAGAATGCATTGAAGAAATGCAAATTTATAATAAAGAGTGGAAATTAATTCCGATACAGAAATTTGTTAATAACAATTTCATCTATCATACTTTTTTTTGTAAAATAGATTCAGAATTTATTCCTATATTGAATCACGAACACTGTGGATATGCGTGGGTAGATGAAAAAAATTATCCTAAACCATTACATCCCGGATTATTCAATACTTTTAATTTTGATGTAGTTAAAGATAAGATTAAATCACTAACTATAGAGGACCGAAGTCCTCTATAGATTAGCAAAAATCAACTATTGCTGATAGTTACGATTGGGTTAGGCTGTCCATCGTATGTGTTAGCAGCATATGCTGTACCGAAGGTTGCAATAACATCAGCATTGGTAGTAGACAATACTGCTGTACCTGTTCCAGAGCCTGCGCCAGTTGCAGTAAATGTTATGCCGGTCATATTAGCATGTGCACCAACTGCTGTCCAATTGGTAGTACCTACAGATTGAATTGTATATACTGTTCCTCCAACCAATGATCCTGCTGCTACTGTAGTGGGGAACACTTCAGATTGATAATCATTGACGCTTTCTACATATTTGGTAGAGGTATCTGCATAGGTAGCGAGTATATTCATTGTATTAGGCGTTAATGCTGTATTTGCTAAATTTGCAGTGAAGCATTGAGCAGTTAGACCTGATGTAGCACCGGTTACAAGATATTTGGTTTTACCTTTTTGACGAACAATAAATGATGCCTCATCATTAGCATATATCCAACTTGCCATTGGATTAGTATTAAAAGATGAATTGGCTGATGCACTAGCAGACAATGTAAATACATCTTGCACTGCATTAGAAGTCGCAGTCTGATTAGAGAGGTCTACTGCCGTTCCCCCTAATTTAGCACTTACTTGCATGTGTGTAGTATTTGCACCGCTTAATACGAAATATGTGGTTCCGGTTGTAAGTCCACCTATGTTAGCATCAAATGTTACAGGTTGATTCGCTGTAAGATTAGTGAAGTCTCCGGTCGATGTTACAACGAAATCTCCTGTTGCGGTCGTGGAAGTAACTGCTTCGGTAAGATAACCACCTACAGAACTTATAAATCCTATGTTTTCTGCTATTCCTGTTTGTTGATTTACAATTTGAATTGCAGAACCGGCAGAAAGATCTGTCGTGAAATCGGTTCCTGCTCCATATACGTCAGTACTACTTGTACTACTATAGATTGTTCCCGTGCCCGCAATACCTATTGCTGCACGAACTAACACTTGGGAACCATATAATCCGGTATCACCGCCAACTACACCATATGATGTTGCATTGGTTGCTGTAGCAGAATTATCTGGATTACTGAATCCGGTATCAACTAAACCTACACTCGCTTTTACAGATACAGGACCTGCTGTTGTTAAGTTTACAGGTGTTAAATTTGGATTAGCATTTATAGGTGTTGCTGATACAGTAAACGTGGTTGATGACACAACTTTTAATATATAATAGGTTGTTCCACCAGTCAACCCGCCTGTGGTAGATGCAGGAACAAATGGCATTCCGGCTATAATATTTAGGTTGTCTAGATTTTCACTAACTGTTACAACTTCCGTTGTTCCATTAGTTGCGGTTATAGTTATTATTTGCCCTTTGGCAATTTTTAGAGGTCTTCCCATTTGTTTCTCCTTGTGTTATGTAGGTTCTAGCCACTACGCGGCGGGGACCGCATAAATTAATACACCAATGCATTAATATAGTATTTATTATTTTTTAAAATTTATCACATTGGTTCGTAGTGAAATAACAAATTATAGACTAAAATACACAGTAGTTTTTATATCAACAAACTTAAATTACACTATTATGATATTTTTTCTTTTCACGTATAGGATCGTTTAATTTTTCAGCAATTTTATTTTTTAATGCATACCTTTCGATATTGATATCACGAATTAAAATTGCTCTGCGGCCTATTTCTTCTAATGGATATTTAAGCTCTACTACGCATTTTTTAAAATCATCTTCCATATCCCAAATACGACGATGAACTTCAATAAGTTGGTTTAGGTCTTCTTGGATATCGATTAAATTGAATTTATTGATTTGTTTTTCATAAAACTGAACTTCATCGATATTATTTTGTAACTTTTGATATTTTAATTTAGCAATAGAGTATCTATCTACTAGTTCAATAAGGGCTAACTGAAACATGCATTCTCTCCTGTTTTTATTTATAAGATAAAAACGGATGAGATAAAATTAATATCCAGTAGTGCCGGTATTAGCATGTGCTGCACCTAATTCAGTAATACTGAATGGCGCAGCAGTGGCTCCGGTTACATTCAAATACGCAACTGTATTACCTTGCCCTACTATGATACTTCTTTCTACTGTATTAGAAGGTATAATTGCACTGTTTGCGGTTACGCTTACGTAAGGTACTCCATATGGATTATAAGTGAATCCTGCGCCTGAAATAGCCACATTGGCGTTAGCAGTTAGAGTTAAACTAGTGTTATTAGCGATAGAAGATACAATTCCTACTGTTGTACCGGTGCTATTACCTATCCAAGAGCCTATTGTTAACTGTGATAAGAATACTGTAGACGATCCAGTAATAGTTGTACTATTAGTAGCAGCAGTTACTGTTCCTGTACCTGAAGTGTTTGGAAATCCTGTAGAAAAATGAATAGGTGAACTAGTGGTTGCTATTCTTATTTTATCCGTCTGAATATTAGCAGATGCCGCTGCTGAACCTGATGCCGTGTATACGTATGATGCCATTTTTCTATCCTATTATATTATTTATCTTATAATCTTCCTACTGCCACTTCTATAATCCCCTCTATACCTTCAAAGTTTTGTAATGCTTTGCCTATGATAGAACCTATTATAGGAGAGTTAGTAGGTCTGGCATAACCATTGCCGCCGCTGATTAGTAAATCTCCCTTACGTATAGTTCCTCTAACTTTCACTGGAACTCGACCTTGAAGAGCAACAGGTAGTGCTATACCAGGACAAGAACTATTCATGATATATGCTGGATTAGTTGACACGACTCCTGCTACTCTTATAGTAGCATCACTAGCAATTGTTATTTCTTTTTCACCGCCAAATTCAACCACTGTACCGGGTTCATAATTTATGTCTGATTCATAATATTCTGCCAAGTCAGCATATGTTGCATTTAATCTAGAACCGGCTGTTAACGACCAATTACCTGTTATATTACCTGCAGTTGTATTACCGCCCGTAGTAATATCTGTAGTTTGCAAAACGCCGTTCTTATTAACATTTAGCCTAGATACTCCGCCTACTTGAAGGTCTAAAAGGTAACTTGCGGCTGCACTATTAGTATTAGTTATATTAAGTCTTAGTCCGGTAAATCCTATAGTTGCATTATTCCATGTTTGTTCTAATAAGAACGGGGCAGTTGCAGTCAAACTACCTGAATTTGCTGTAAGAACAGTTAATGTTCCGGTACTTGTTATATTAGGTTGTGCGTTAGTAGTTACGGTACCTGCAGTAGTAGCAGACGTAGCAGATGACACTGCCCCTGATACATTTCCCCCTGGAATTGCGGTCAGGCCGGTTGCAGCACCGTAATAGGCAGATGCATATACGTTACCTGCAACTCCAAGACCTCCTCCAATTACTAATGCCCCTGATGCAGTAGAAGTTGCAGCAGTTGTCATTACTACATTTACTGTAGTATCACTTATAATTGCTCTATTAGACAATACCTGTATGGTATTTCCGCTACTTCCAGGGGTAGAAGTTTGAAAGACAATTTTTCCGGCGTTAGCACTTCCAGTAGATGATCCGGCTTTGATGGTGATATCACCGCCCAAATGATTTAATCCTGCTGCCTCTCCACCTGATAGAGTCATGGCGCCGCCTGCACCATCATAGGTACCACCAGTAATAACTACATTACCTCCTTTAGCACCATATGTGTTTGCAGATGCACCTGAATAAATTCCTACTGCACCCCCTTGCCCTTGACCATAACCATTTCCAGCAGTTACCGTTGCAATGCCCCCGGCGGCATTGCCTGAACTATTAGCACTGCCACCAGTCAATACTAAATTTCCACCGATACCAGTGCCATTACCTGACGCAGCGGTTATATTAATGATCCCACCCGCACCATTAACATTAGTGTTACCGGAACCAGTAATATTCAATATATCACCTGCTGTACCTCCTTTTTGAACATTGCCTAAGGTTACAGTTCCAGTAACTGTAAGTGAAGTTAAATTACCTACACTAGTTACATTTGGTTGAGCAGCAGTGGTTAATGTGCCTCCTAGTAATACAGCACTTAGTGCGCCGGTTGCAGCATTAAATGTTAAATTTGCGTTAGCCCCTTCTGCTATATTACCTGAAGTAGCATTTGCTAATATCAGATAGTATGTACCTGTAGTTACTAAGGATGTGTTAATAAAATCAGCAACGTTAGCGTATGCGACATTAAGATTTGCTACCCGAGTTGTACTGTTTACTACTATAGGTGCTTGACCAGTTGCAACATTAGACCTCAAAAAGGCTGCTAAAACATTGCCCGGAGACTCGAAATTATTGCCTATTATATTACCTACTGCTTGTATAGTAGTATTGCTATAGAACTTAGTAGCAGACAGATTTCCGGTAGCAACATCAAACCCTAAATTAGCATTAGCGGATAATGCTCTATTTGCAGTGCTGCTTCCATTTACAAAAACAGGATAATATGTTCCGGTTGTGCGTGTAGTAACCACACCAAAATCACTTACATTAGAATATGTAACATTAAGATTTGATACACGTGTTGTACTAGTTACAGTTAATGGTGCCGTTCCTGTAGCCACATTAGAAATGAAGCGAGATGATGTAACTAATCCAGATGAATTTAAATTACCTACATTCGCATTGCCGTTAATAGTCATCACGTATACTGCACCACTGGTATTCCAAGTAAAATCAGAACTACCGCTTAGAGTACCGGATAGATTGTATTGAATGGCAGTATTTGCGCCTGCTGCCAGTAATGTTGTACCCGAAGATCCTAAAGAGGCAATTGCTCTACCACCAGTCGCATATACTGTGCAAGAACCTGATGCGGTAGTTAATGTTAGTTCAGTGCCTCCGCTTTCTAACGATAATGTTATTGTTGTTCCGGTAGGTTTAGTTTTTACGTAATAAGTAGTAGCAGAGTTTAGTACACCAAATGTTGTTCCTATAAATTTTATAGCATCTCCTACAGTAAAGGCTGAAGAAGAACTTACGGTAACTCTATTATTAGTTGCCGAAGTTGCTGTGGCAGTAGTATAAGGAAATGCAGTATCACCTGAAGCATCATAGGTGGTAGTTAATCCTGAATCCGTATATAAAGAAAAAGTATTAGCAGTTAGTACATTAGCATATAATGTTTGACCATTCAAGTCATAACCTACGCTCCCTGCAGCACCCGGTAAATTAGTAAATGTGACCTGAGCACCGTCAGTAAAAATGTTTTCATCTTCAGTAGTTACCACAGCAGGATTAGCATTAGATACATTTTCAATATATGATACTAATGTAGATTTCGGAGTCCAAGACAAATTACCTGTGCCATCGGTTTCTAGTACATAGCCTATGGCGCCACCTGTTATCCTAACATTTCCAGCGTCACCTAAATCTATTAATCCCCCTGCATCACCCCCTCGATTCACCCAATTGGTGCCATCATAAGTTAATACTTGTCCATCTTCAACTGATATTGCAGAAATGTCTAAATTTCCAACAGAACCGTCTAATTGGTCAAATGCAATATTTGAATATGAAGTCAATACTTCAATGTTTTCGTTAGGTGATACCTTACCTATAAATAATCTTTTTGCATCGCTAGCGAAACCTAGTTCTGCTTCATCGAGTTGCGGCAAATCAACTATATTGCCTGAACGATGTTGTATTTTTGAAATCTGTACTATGGCCATAAGTGTTAACTTTTAAAAGGTTATACACTTATTTATCATTGACCTTTTATACAAACTGCATACATTGACACGATAAGTACGGAATAAAATGTCAGTTTTATAAAAACTGTTTATAATATTTTTCTATTCTGTCCCACATTTTAGATTCGTATATCTCCCATTCACCACCTTCTAAGATAAATTCTTGATATACATTGTCAGCAGTACACATAAAGATTACTCCTTTTTTTATATTAGTTTGGTAAACTTCATTGTGTGCGGTTCCATAAAATACTAATTGAGAGAAATAATCATCGATCCATTCTCGTTTTTTTAACTTATTAGTCTGTTTGTGATCCATTATTGCCGGACTACCTTGATGTACTCCTATTAAATCAGTCGTACCTGCATAAATTTTAGGAAAGTATAAAGATACTTCGGTTCCCCAAAATTCTTCACAGTTGATTAAACCTTTATCTATTATAGACTTTGCCATTTTGTGACTTTGAATACTATATGGGTTGCTACCGGGCTCACCGATAAATCCGTTTTTAATATAATCTTCAATCCATTTATGCATTCTAGTGCCACGGCCAGCAGCTTCAGTGGTGATCTGCTGAGCCTGTTGATGGCCCACTCTATTTCTCCACTCTTTCAATGCTTTTTTAGATTCTTCTGATTTTGTAGCATCTAAAATTGTAGTTACCGAGGGTAAATTTTCATTGTCGGGTGTACTATATGTTCTTCCGTTAGGACCGGACTTTTTAGTCAAAATATTATATTTAAATTTTTCTATTATCATTTTATAACCAATCAGTGAATGATGGAGGATTAAGATCAGTTTTTTTCAAATAATCATTTAAAGATAGATAATTTTGACTTACTATTTCTATAGTTGGCAAACTTGTTTTAATTTTTTGTATTAAATAATCAGCAATTGCTTTATTACCCTCTATACCTTCATGACCACATTTAGTTTTAGGGTATGGTCTAGAAATTTTTACAAAATCCTCTATTTTATTTGTAGCAGTTTCAAGATATTTTACAGTTTGCGAGAATCTAGTATCAACATTTGAAAGAATATCGCTGTTATCATTTTTGAAATTTTTAAAATTAAAATTGCCATCTGAAAAGAAACTAGAAAAATATTTAATATTTCTACTTTTGAACAAACTATCAATACTTAATCTATATAGTATAGTTTTTCTATAAAAATCTTCTTCACTCCAAGTATCTAATAATGCGTACTCTAAATTATTAGATGCTTTGTTTCCATGCGGAAAAGAGATTATATTATACCCGTCATATTTATATGTATTATTGTATATTTTTTTACACCAAGCCTCACGCCTCCATGATTGTGACCATGCAATTATGTAAAGCGGATTATTAATGTTGATACTATCTTCTAATACGTATTCATATGTTCTTCTATGAATAGCGTCATTACCAGATCCAGGGGATGCCAAGTTTACTACAGGCAAATTAAATTCTTCTGCTACTAAAGCAGGCCAGCCATGTAAGTTTGGTTTTTCAAGCCCTTGACAATATGTCCAACTACATCCATTAACTACTAAATGTGATAATAACATTTAAACTCTGAAACTTTCTCCGCAACCACATCGATCTTTTTCATTTGGATTTTTAAATTCAAATCCTTCATTTAATCCATTTTTAACGTAGTCTATTACCATACCTGCTAAATAAGGAACGTTTTTAGGACTTACATAAATATTACACTTTTCAAAAGGTAAAACGATATCAGTAGATTCAGGAGTATCCACAAACTCTAATACATAGGCTAAACCAGAACATCCAGTGGTTTTTACTCCCACTTTTATTCCTAATCCCTTGTTTCTTTTTTCTAGTTGACTATTTATTTTGTTAATCGCAGATTGAGTTGCTGTTATCATTTTGTCATTGCGTCTTTGGCCATGTTTGCTACGATTTTTTGACCTTCATCTTTGTCTGCAACTTCAGGGTCATCAAACCCTTTAAATATAATCTTATCACCCTGAATATTTGAAATAAGAGTCTTTAATGGCATATTTTTTATCATATCATATAAATCTGATTTATCTAATATAATATCATAACTTTTTAGATATTGCAAGAAATCGGGGAGAGACATGTTACTATCTGCTCTCCCTTTTTCTAAATCAGTTTTTAACTGATCCGTAACTGCTACTAATTTAGTAACAGTTGGATCAGAACCGGCAAATTCATATAAACGCATTAATTACCTTTTTGCTCTTCCTACATTACCTACGATTTCTTCTGGTTCTTCAATGGGGGGCATCTCATCTACTTCAGTAGAATCTACCTCAACATCAGTATCTGTTACATCTGTGCCCATTTGATCAAATCCTTCAGGCTCGGTTGGTTCAGGCTCTACAAAACTATCCCCTTGCCCGGTTATTAGATTTCTAGCAGCTTTGAGTTGAGAAAATGCTTCTTTTAATGTATCACTTAGAATATCTAATTGTGAGGAAACTTGCTCATCATAGCCTTGAGCCTCATTTACTCCAATTTCTGATTCTATAGAATCTACTATAGCAGGAAGTTCTTTGACTTGCATTTGTCCCACGTCCTCAAGCATTTTTTGAATAGAATCTACTAAATCTTGAGCAGCAAGAACAACTTGAGATTTTTCTACTTCTTCATTTTCAACTACTATTCTAGTAGAAGGCGTTCTCATCAAATTATTGAAATGAGAGACCAATGCTTCTTCCATAAAAACTAATTTCATATAAGAAGGACTAGTTTGAGTTTTATGAAAATTAGGAGAATCTTTTGCTTCATTTGCTAATGTTCTAACTTTTTTTAGCATATTTTGTGTGTCTATTTTAGACATTTTTGACACATCAAATGATATCTTATAATTCTCTTCAAGAGCATTCAAGGCATACATTTTTTTATCAAAATCGTTTAATTTCATAGTCGTATCTCACATGGTTATATATTATTTATCATTTTACAGAAAACTTTTCTGATTGCCAAATACGTGTCTGAACAATGAAAGTATTCATTTCTTCTTGCATATATTTTTTTCTAGAAATTTCTTCACTAAGTTTAGAAGCATATATTAATTTATCCGAATAATCTATTGATTTTTTATTAAGTAAAGATTTATGAATTACAATTCCATTGTCTATACTTGATAATATTTTATCTAGATATTCTATTCTATTACATTCAGTAAATCTGTTCCTATAATCGAATATGCACCAAGTTACTGCATTTTTTATACTAGAAAATATTTTTTCATTAGAGTTATATCTAAAAAGAATTTTATATCCGTTTTTCCATTTTGTTATACAATATCTATCAAATAAATCGTATGTGCCATCTTCGTTTTGTAAAATGATTAAATTTTTATATTTTAGTATAAAATCTTTTGAAAAGAATTTTTCTAATTTTTCATTGTTTCTATCAGTCATTATGTATTCCAAAATGTATATTTTTATACTTATTACCGGCATCTAAGAAAGTAGATAAATTTTGATATTCTGACCCGCATAAAATCATAGGTACGCCATGACAATCGCTATACAATGATCCTAATTCATCTATACCATTATCAAACACACTATGATGCATGATATCAAAGGTGAAATGCCAATATACCAATTTTTCATTTTTATGATATTCTGATCCAAAATAAACTTTAAATTCAGGCATTGTATTAATTCTTTTGGGATCAGTAACCACTTCAGGCTGTGATCTTAAATTTATTATTTGTAATATTGTATCAAAATTGGCCTGAGTGTTTCTATTTTTTAGCCATTGGTCATAGTTTTGCTCTATGTCGGGTTTTGATCTATTATAAATACCTGTTTTGGTAATATCAAAAAGTGTATAACATGATATTCTATAACTCATCAAGATATTTATAGAGGTAAAAAAATCCGAGATAAAATCTCGGATTTTATCAAACTATAGTGAAAATTAGTTTGTGAATGTTGCAGTTGCAGTTACAGTAGATGTACCACCTGTTGCGGCATCAACTGCTGTGGCTAATGATGTGGTTGTCCATGCACCTGAAGGATATACTGCAAGTCCTAGTGTATCTGTGCCAGTATCAGTGAATTCATATAAATGAATTGTTGCTAATTGTTGTACACACTGTATTGTTTGTAATGCAATTGTTGTATTTGCTGCTACGTCGGCTAATGTAACAGTAAAAAAGTCTAATTTAGGACCTTGTGGTTGAACAGTTACGGCAGAAGTAACTGCGTTAACGCCTGAATTTGTATATGATCCGGCTTCGTAGTTGTTTAGTTGCTTAAAGTCACCACTTACTCTTGTGAATTGTGCCATTTTTAAATTCCTTTAAATAGTTTGAGACCTACTGTCTCATATCAATATTTATCATTTGTTTTAAAAAAGTCGGTTTTGGCTATCGGCCTTGAAGGTTCTGACGACTGAAGCCCATTCTGTCTACAAATTTTAATCCATGACTCACAAAA